GGGCGGCGGCCAGCACGGAGAACGTCGCCTTGACCGTCCATCGTGTGCGGCCCGTATTGCGCGGATCGGGCGCGGATTCGTCGCGGTATGATACCCACACGGCGGGCGTTTGCCGGATGATGCTTTGCGGCTCGCCGTCCAGTTCCCCGCCGTAGGTGCCCAGATACCGCAGGTACGGCAGGCGGGCCGCCCGGATGGTTTCGACAATGGCGGTTTCAATGGCTGCGATCATGTCCAGTCCCTTGCCCCCGGCGTAATGCCCACGCCGTCCGTACCGTCCCCGGATTCCCCGCCCGCGTCCTGCCCCGGCAGATCGGCAAGCCCCTTTGCGATACGCAAAAGCCACTCGATCGCCTTTTCATAGCGGCGCAGGATAACCTCATTTTCCAGCGTGTTGTGTCCGGTAAGCCGATAACGGGCGATGTCGCCCACGACATTGGTCAGGATCGGCGGCACGGGGCTGATCGGCGTCGGATAGCGGGCGGACAGATAGCTGTCCGCCTCGCTTGACGCCCACTCGATCGCCGCCGTGATGCGGGCTTCGTCAAGCTCGCCGTCCGCCCCGGCGGCGAGGGTGAGCATTTCATCCTCACCGAACAGGGCGACAAGCTGATCCGGGGTGGCGTAGGCGGTTACGCCAGCCACGGCGAGA